CGTGGAATCCTTATCCATGATGAGACCGGAAAGCAACTAGACGATGTCGTCAGGTTGAATACGGACACTGGTGAGTATTGGGTCTACGCTAGGAACCCAGATGGAACCTATAAAGTCGTAAATGGCGATGCAGTCTTAGAAAAAAGAGTTTGCATTCAGTTCTGGTTCACCTTTACACTTGAACCAGCGGTTGCCTGGAAAGAGTTTCAATCATGATGACCTACACGCGCATCTTCTTCTGGATCGTATCGGGAGCCTTCCCCGAGCATCACCCAACCATCGTTAGCGGGTCTAACGATTAAACGTCAGCGGTGCTGACAAGGAGTTTCACATGGCTTTGCCCGCAGTAATCAAGTCACTTTCAGAAGTGCCGGAGGCCCTTCAGGGAGAATACAAGCCCGTCGGGGATGGAACCTTCGCCCTTGACGTCAATGTAGAAGACCACCCCGGCGTGCGCGGCCTCAAGAGTTCGCTGATCAATGTTCGAGAGGAACTCCGAGGCACGAAGGATGGTCTTGCCAAGTTCAAGGATGTTGATCCTGAGAAGTATAAGGTGATGCTTACTCATGAACAGCAGATCTTGGAGGGTCAGCTTATTGCCGCTGGCAAGGTTGATGAGCTCACCGAGCTGAGGACCAAGGCTCTGCGTGAGAGCCTTCAGGGAGAACTTGGCAATGAGCGGGCCAAAGTCACATCCTTGGAAACCCAGCTCAACAAACTGGTTATTGATAACGCAGTTCAGACTGCGGCCGCGAAACATGGCGTCAAGCCGTCGGCTATGGAGGATGTCCTATTCCGAGCCCGTGCCACTTTCCAGGTTCGTGACGGTGTGGCCGTTGCCATGGAAGGCGACAACATCAAGTATGGAAAGACAGGAGTAGATCCGCTTGGAATTGATGAGTGGATGTCAAACCTTCCTGCCGTCGCTGGGCACCTGTTCAATGAGTCGAAGGGCGGCGGCGCCACCGGAGGTCAGCAGAACAAAGGCGCTGCCGCCCCCGGCACCATCAGCCGAAGCGATCAAATGGGTATCCTGAATAACTTGGACGCCATCGCAAAGGGCCAGATCAAGGTAGTTTAGAGTCGTATCCCCTAAAAAGGATTCGAGTGGAAAAGGGCCTCTTCGGAGGCTCTTTTATTTTGCACAAATACTTGCGCGGGGCCAGGAACGGGCTTATACTTCATTTCAGTTGCGGAGCTTCCGGTGGTTGCTCGCCCGAAACAGTATGGTGGAGCCATACACGGGATCAAGCATAAAACCATCTTCACTTCATAGGAGGCACAGGCATGGCCCTGTCCAACAATATTTCCGCAATCATCCCTGTGATCTTTGCACAGGGGCTGAATGTTCTCCGGGGCAACTGCGTCATGCCCAGCATGGTGAACAACAGCTTCTCCACCAACGCGATGGAAAAGGGTCAGGTGGTGACCATTCCCATCCCTTCCGCCAATGCGACCAACGACGTCGTTCCTGGCCCCTACGCTCCGGATAGCGGGAATTCCACTCCTACCGTCGCGCAGATTTCCCTCGACTACTGGCGTGAGGCTCCTTTCACGCTGACCGAGCAGGAAATGGCTCAGGCCGCTGCGGGCTACCCCGCTCGTCAGGCCAATGCCGCTGTCGTGGCACTTGCTGAGTATGTGAACAGCACGATCTTCAGCAAGTATAAGAAACTCGGCCTCAGCACCGGCACCCCTGGCACTGCTCCCTTCGCGACCGCTGTTGATAACGCAGTGGATCTGAAGGAACTGCTGACGACCTGGAAGGCCCCCATCGGCGACCGCCGGCTCGTTCTTGACACCGTGGCCATGGGCAATGCCCTCAAGCTCGGTGCCTTCGCCTATGCGCTCAACAGTAGCGACCCCAATGTCATGCGCGAAGGCGAAATTGGCCGCAAGTATGGCTTCAACTGGTTTGAGGACCAGCAGGTTCCTCAGCACACCGCTGGAACCATCACCACTGGGCTCGCTGCCAAGGCTTCCACTCCTGTGGCGGCTGGGACCAAGACCTTCCTGGCAACGACCGCAGCCTCCACCGGCGCTTGCGCCTTGGTTGCGGGTGATGTCATCGCCATCGCTGGCCATCCGAGGACCTATTCTTTGGCCGCTGCTGCGACTCAGGCCGCCGCTGCTACTGATGTCAGCCTCACGATCAATCAGCCGCTCGCTATGGCCCTGAGCGGCTCCGAAGCCATCACCGTGAAGGCCAGCCACCGAGTGAACCTCGCGTTCCATGCTGACTGTTTTGGGTTCGCTTCTCGCACCCTGGAGCACGTCGCCGGAGCGGAGCCCAATCCCAACTCTATGCAGGTTGCTGATCCTGTCAGTGGTCTGACCCTGCGTCTCCAGGTTCGGGAAGAGTTCCACCGCGTTCGGTGGGCCTTCGACCTGCTCTGGGGTGTGGACATTGTGCGTGAAGAGCTCGGCGCGCGCCTGTTCGGTTAATAACCGGGCGGAGTAACCCAGCCGCCTGACGGTTCATGCCGTTGGGCGGCTGTTTTCAAATAACCTTTCTAGGAGAACCAAGATGCCTGAGCTCACCCCCGGCCCCATGCCGAAAGACACTGTCAAAGTAGTGGCGCCCTTCGCCGAAGGCTTCATGCTTATCAATAAAGAAGACTTCGTGGAAGGCACGCATGAAATCTTCGTTGAGGTAGATCCGTTCAAGGCTCCCGAGGCTCCCGAGGCCAAGCCCTCGAAGAAGTAGGTGACGCATGGCCGTTGTCATTGATGCAACTGTGGGAACTTCCACTGCGAACTCTTACTGTTCGGTAAGCGACGCTGAGGACTATTTCCTGACGCGGGGCTTCAATGATAATTGGACTTCTGCGACCAATGCTGCGAAAGAGACCGCCCTCATGTGGGCGACCAGAATTCTTGATCAGCAGCCCTGGGCGGGGTTCAAGTGGACCCTGTCGCAGTCACTGCGATTTCCACGAAGTGGACTTACGGATCGCGATCGTAGGTATGTTCCCTACGATATCATTCCGCAATTCTTAAAGGAAGCGACAGCAGAGCTGGCTATGGCCTTGCTCGGGGAAGACCGTTCTCTTGACGAAGGCGGGCTGGTGTCCGTTAATGGCAAGGTCGGTCCGGTCAAAGATCCTGATTACTACCAGAGAAAACTTCTTCCTGATTCTGTCACGGAAATGATTCGGCCCTACTTAACCGGGTATCCGAACGGTATGGGCAAGGTCGGTCGTGTATGAATCTGGCGCCTGTCATCAAACGCAATGGCAAGAAACTCTTGTGGAAAAAGATGTCGGGCTCTAGTGGGGTCTATGATCCAATCACAAGAACTGTTGTCAATGCGGTTCAGCCAGAGGTTACGATTTATGGCATCCTCGATGGATTCGGGAGCGAAACATCGCAACTTAGGGCGGAGCAGTTCAGAAAAGGCGAGCTTAACAGGTCAGGAAGTCTTCGCGTGCTAACCACTTCCCCGGTTTATGATGGGGACTACGTGACAGTTGATGGCATCACCTACACCGCATTCTCCCAGAAGGCCATCTGGGTTAAGTCAAAGATCGTACTCTACGAAGTTTTGGTGTCTAAGTGAACGGAAAGAACCTATCATTTCGGTCTTCGGTGGAGAAATTCACCAAGAAGCGAGCTGCCCAACTAGCGGAGCAGCTAACTGAGATCGTAGAAATAATGATGGAAGAAGTCCACGATGCGTTCACTACCAGCGGTCATGTAGATTCTGGTTGGGCACGCGGGTCATGGGCTGTGTCAATTGGAGAGCCCAACGAAGGCCTCGCAATGGGCCCGATTCGCCCGCCACGCAAATCCAAGACAGATCCCCCCGCTATTAAGATTCCCAAGATCAAAATGGGAGACAGAATCTTTCTGTGCAACGGGGTGCCCTACATCCAAATAATTGAAAATAAATATGGCATCACAGCGGCTGTGATTTCCAGAACTCGCCGAAGAATTCGGGGCGTGAAATGAACTGGAACTCCATCTATTCCGCACTTGAACAGAAAGTTCAGTCCCTTAATCTTGGGTGCCCTGTTTACCCAGAGAACGTCGCATTTTCTTCTGCGCCTCCCAACCCATTCATTGAAATTCTTCATATTCCGGTTGATACGGCCCCTCTTACCATCGGACTTTCGGGTGTGATGGACACCGAAGGTATCATGCGTATCCTGATTCACTTCCCAGCGGGTTCAGGCGGCGGTGCCGCGACTGAATTGGCTGAGACAATCGCCAAGGCGCTAAAACCTGGCACTTCCCTCCCCGCTGGCGGCGGCGATGTGGTATTTTACAAGTCTACCCTCGGCACTAAAGCCGCTGATCAAGACACAGATTGGTGGATCCTGCCAGTCTCCGTCCACTACAACGCATACCACAACTTCTAGGAGGGAACCGTGGCAACTTATTCTTCTGGCTCTACCGTAACCTGGAGGCAGGCTCTTGAAACTGTCTACGGAGACAAGGGTCTTTCTCCCACCATTCCAATGAAGACGCTTCGCGCGAAGCCGTCTAACATGGGCCTCAAGAAGGACACCTATACCACTGACGAAGTTCGGGCAGACCGCGGGATTAGCGATGTTCGGCACGGAATGCGTAAGGTGGAGGGATCCATCGAGGGCGACCTCATGCTGGGGGACTGGGATGATTTCCTTCAGGGCGCTCTCCAGGGAACTTGGTCTAACAAGAACCTGCGTTCTGGCACCACGCTCCGATCATATGTTTTGGAGCAGGCGTTCCCTGATCTTACCGCTGCTCAGTATCGGCTGTTCTTCGGGTGCAGCATCTCGAAGATGAAGCTCACCATCAAACCCGGCGCCATGGTGGGCGTCTCATTTGATATCCTCGGACAGGATGCCACTGCGGGCACTGTTCAGGCCGTCAACAGCACTATCGCTGCTGGGACTTCTAGTCCGGTGAGCTATGCGGGTGGAACGATCACCGAGGGTGGCACCCCCATTGCCTACGTCACCGGATGTGACATCAATCTGGACAACGGCATCGGTCAGGTGGGCGTGATCGGCGCCAACACCTCCCCCGCCACTTTCAATGGCCGCTCCTCTGTCACTGGCACCATCACGGCTCTGTTCAAGGACTTGGTTCTTCTGAATAAGTTTCTGAACGAAACCGAGAGTTCGCTCAACATGACGCTGGTTGACCCAGTGGGCGGCGCGTTCACCATCAATCTGCCGCGCATTAAATACACGGGCGCAGAAATTGCACCTCCTAAGGATGGCGCGACCATCATGACACTGCCATTCACGGCGCTGCACGACAACGCCATTTCCTCTGCCGCTGGAACCACACTCGCAATCAGCGCTGCGTCCCCTACCACGACGGCTCTCACGGCTACGCTCACAAAGGCTGTCGGAGGTTCGTTCACTAGTTTCATCACTGAAGGGTTCAACGTCGGCGATATCATTACGCTCAAGAATGCCACGACCCCTGGAAACAACGGGGACTGGGTCGTGTCAGCAGTGACGGCTACTGTGTTGACCGTCATTGTTCCTGTGGGCTCCACGATGGTCGCTCAGACTGCCGCCGCGCCCGGCTCGGGTGCCGGAGACATCTCCCTTCAGTCCACTAACATCGGCATTTCGCGCACTTAATTTCACCTCAACCCTCTTAGGAGAATACCATGCCTCTGGACCTTTTCAACTACACCTCCGATAAAGCCAACATCCCGGCTGAAGTCGTCATCAAGCACCCCGTAACTGGG